TGTATTATTTCTGTTACAACTACTCCATAATACTTGGAGTTTTTGTCTTCCTTAGAATCCCAAAGAATCCAAAGTTGCATTTTGTTTTCTAAGATCCATTTTTTAATATGGTCTGCCAAAGCATAACCATTGGATCTATTTAAAGCATTAGCGATATCGTTCTTAACTATCTTCCAAATTTCATTAACATCTTTTGTTGGAATATTAATAAGTTCAATCACGTGATAACCAAATAGCTTATTCCTATATGTGTAGAATCTGAAGAACTCATAGTTGCTTTTAAACTGTCCGATGCTTCTAGCACTAAAGGGACTGTTAAAATCTCAACTGCAGTATTAGCAGAAAGTGTTTGAGTTTTCAATATTGTATACTCTGTACTGGCAGAATTATCTGATAAATCCATGGATATAGTAGGAGTATTAGCAGTATTGTTAGTAACTCTAATGGATCTGACAATAATAGTTTCAGTAGAAGCTGCTGTTAATAAAGCAGTTTCATCAGTTGTTGCTAATGCTACTCCTATAAACTTATAGTTGTTTGCCATTTTCTAGGTTTTCCTCTTAAAAACATAGTTAGATCCTTTAATTAAGAATTATCTATTTAGGATATTTATCTTTAGTAGCTTTAATCGTAGCTTTCCAAGCGTCAATACCATTGTGATAGATGTCATCTAACTGGTCTTGCCAAGTTGGATATTCTTCTGCTCTATCTCTTTGATATTGTTTAGCGTCATATTCAGCTTGTAGTTCTACTTGTTTTGCTAAAATATCTTCTTTAGCGATTGGTGTTGTTCCATTTTGCCAAGTTATTTGATTAACATCTTCGTCTGCTAATCCAACTTGTGCATTAGGATTAATTGCCAAGATTGCGTTTATTATTGTTGTCATATTATGCTCCTATTTCCCATGCTGTTATACCTGATGCTGTTCTTGCGCCATACTGTGATTCGTTAGCATCAGCATGACTTCTATTTATATAAGCTGTATCGTGAACATTCCATTGTAACTGATAAGTAATTTCCGATGTTGTGTTGTGTGTTACATCTAAAATACCAAAATTTACTGCATGCCCATAATTGCTTGTTTTAACATCTGCTCTAGCATGACCACCCAATCTAGCACTTGCCGCAACTCCATGTGGCGGACATATTGCAGTTGCACCACCTGATATTGCTCTTTCAACCGCAAATACTCCAGATGAAGAAGTACAACCGTATATACCTATACTAACATTAACCCAAATTTTGCTGTCAGTTGCCGTAGGTGTGATTGCTACCAAAAACGAAGCAATATCGTTCCAAGAGGTATTGACACTTTGAGAAGGAAATGCATCAGTTGAATAACTTTGTACTTGCAAAATCTTTCCACCACCACCAGCAGCTTTCACTAATCCAGATGACCGACCTTGATTATCTGATATGATTCCACTCATAATTTTTCTCCTTATTTTTATTTTTATTTTTCACTTTTTTTCTCCTTGTTTTTATTATCTTGTTTGATCTAAATAAGTTACAACTACATCAACATTTGCTGAATCAGCAGTTGCAGCACATAGATGATCTTCGTTTGTCAAAACTAGTCGACCTGTATATTCGAAAGTTTCGTTAGCACCGACAGCTTGATCGGAAAGAATCTCATAATCCGTTCCGCCACCATCATCATCAATGTAAAGATCAACAGTTTCAGCAGCACCAGCAGTTTCACAGAATGTAATTCCTAAAATAGTGTAGGTGTGTCCATCTACTCCATTTAGTAAAACACTTTCTGCATTTGTAACTCCAGCGGTGTGCGATACTTTTAATACTTCGCTTGCCATTTTATTATCCTCCTATTATTTTTAATTAATTTCCAAATACTAAAGATTTACCTGTACTTGATATATCAGGTGCCATTGTTCCAGCATTTGTTATTGCTCCGCCAGCAGCAATCGCTACTGTAGAGCCAGATGGAATTGTGAATGTGTTTGCTGTGAATTGAAAATCATCAGCTCCAGCTATCGCAATATCAATCTGATCGTCTGTATCTGCTGTAATTGTAGTATCACCATCTGCATCAACTGTTAAAACAGCACCATTTAAGTCTAACGCACCAGCAGTAACAAATCCTGTTGCAGTTCCGCTATTAGCAATAGTTGCACCAGAAGGAATAGTAAAGGTATCTCCACTATCTCCTAGTGTAAATGCTGTGCCAGTTGCAGGACTAAGTTTATCTACTTTTAGTTCACTTGCCATATTTGTTTCTCCTTATTTATTATTTTGGTTAGTTCATTATTACAATATTTGATAACCAATAATCAAATAAATTCTTATAAAATTGTCATTACTCCAGTACCAGAAGCACAAGTAACAGTCCATACGTAAGGATTAGTTACAGATATGGGTCCTACTAACATGTAATTTTTAGTTGAAACCAATGTAGATGTAACTGTACTACCAATAGTATTGTAGTTACTAAATGATTCTCCTACAGTTGTGATTGCTCCACCAGAAATAGCATCGGCATAAGCCTTAATGGATTGTTGAGTTGCTAGTTTTGTTGCACTATCTGAAGCCATATCATCTTCATCTAGACAATCTGAAATATTTGCTGTTGTTGGAAAATCTATGTTGTTTCCATTTAAATCTAAATCTCCACCGAGTTGAGGTGTAGTATCAGATACAACATCTGATAAACCGCCTACAGTTATAGTTCCACTTGCATCAGGTAGTGTGTAAGTTCGTGTTGTTGATGAAGATATACCTGAACATTGAAATTGTGCTTTTTTACTTGTGTCAGCATTATCTTGTAAGGTAAAATTATCATCATCAAGTGTACTAATAGTTCCAGATTCTACAGCATCTATTTGAGTTTGAATATTGGATGAAACTCCATTTAAATAACCAAACTCAGTATTAGAAATTGTTCCATCGTGTATTTTTGTTGCATCAATTGCTGCAGAACCATTAACGTCTGCGTTAACGATTACACCAGTACCAATAGCTGCAGTACCCGTTGTTCCAATAGATATATCTCCAGATACGACAGCTGGATTATAATTAGTTCCATCTCCTACAAGAACTGCACCTGAAGTATTAGTTGCCATTGTCAAGTCATCACCAGAGATAGTTAAATCTCCAGCAATTGTTACGTTGGCTCCTGACATTGTTAATGCTGTAGTTGGTGATGATCCTGATTTAATTAAAAGTTCTCCACCAGACTGTGAAAGACTACCATAAACAGTCCCATCATCCTTTAAAGTAACATCTGCACCACCAGCATCAAGAATAATATCGCCTGATACATCTAATGTGTAATCTCCAGTTATTGCTGTAGTTTCAGGTAGTGAAGTATTAGATGCACTAATAGCTCCAATGTGTACTGAAGTTATTGCTTCATCTGATAATGATCCAGAATCCCAAGCAACTGTAACTGTTGTATTTGTTGAAAAAGCAGTAGCAGTAATTGATCCATAGATTGTTCCTGGTGATGATGCTACAACTTTAACTCTTCTTCCAACATGATAAGCAGAAGTTACATCAACTCCTGCAATTGTAAAACTTGTAGAAGATGCATAAGCAGGTGTATAGGTTCCTGCACCATCTCCATATTCTATCCATTCAGCAGTATTATACCATTGTCTAACATCTGCCATAATGTCCCGAAGGGCATTATTAATATTAGATGGTAGCATTCCCTCTGCAACAGATACTGAATTAGTTGCTGTTGCCGAGTTACTTCCTGCTGTTGTATCGTATTTACCTATATATGTTCCTGCCATAATTCTCCTTAATTCATAAACCAGTTAAATGCTTTATCATTTTCTGTATTATTTTTATTGACTAAAGTATTTACTGCTTCCTCTAATTGTCTTTGGAAATATTCCTGTGTTTCCATTGAATATCTTACATTGTCTATATTAATAGTATCACTCATCTTACTCCTGCTCTTGCTAAGGCGAGATCTACGCCTTGTGCATGATCATAATTGATTCCAGAAGCTATCTTAACATTAGCTCTGACAAATCTTCCAGATTCTCTTACTGGATTAATACCACTTGTAACTGTAGTTGCTGATGAAGATTCAGAAGCTGTATCTTGTAATCGTTCTCTTGTTTTAACTGTAACAGTTGAAGCTGCATTTACAAAGGGTCTAACACCTAATATGTTAGATCTTAATCCTGGGAAAGGTTCAATTTCATCAGTTTCTATTTCTGATATATTTGAATTGCCAGAAAAGATTGCTGCTTTATAATCTGAATCAACTCCACCTAAAAACATTTGTCCTCCTGACCAAAAATCTGTATCTAATGATGCATTAATTTTTTCTAAATTTTCAGATATAATATCCATCAATTCAACTGTATAAGCACCTACAAATTGAGGAAATATTGTACTTGCATTAGCTTCAGCTAAAGACCATTTCTTAGTAACATAGTTATAAATAATAATTCTGTCACATATACCAGTAGTATTAGATTCGTTTTGTGCACTAGGATATAACCACATAGCTAACTGATTGAATGGATCAACTGCTGCACAAATTCTATCTTGAAATCCTTTATTAAGATCTAAATCAAAAAATCTGTTAACTTTTTCTGCACCAATTGGAATTACTGTATCACCTTGTATTTCATAGAAACCATCATCAGCATAAAAGAATACTCGTCTATTATCTTGGCATACTGTTCTGCCATAGATAGCTCCTCTATTAGGTGAAATCACAGATAATCTAAATACAGTTGCACCACCCACATAGTCCATACGAATGATTTGGTTTTGTCTAAATACGTAACCTATTTCGCCTGATGTTATATGAACAATTCTGCCACCAGCTCCAGGTAAGTCTTGTAAGTCTGATTGTTTACCTGACCATGCTGAAATATCGTTAATA